CCGCGCCGTGGCCCGGCCGCCCCCGCGCCCCGGCCCGTGCCCCAAGGGGGAATCAAATCCCCGGGCGCGGTTTGCAGGAGACCGCGGCCCCCTCTCGCGTGAATTTCCGCGAAATTCGGGACCCGGGGGTTACGCCCCAAAAATCAAAAAACGCCAGAAAAAATCCGGCGAAAAAAAGAAAAGCAGCTGCCCATGCGGACAGATGCCTCAAATGGCTAGATAAACTTCCTCATCACGCGGAGGTAGTCTTTTTTCGAATTGAATATGGCCAATACGCTGACGATCTTCTGCGCTTCATCAATGCTGTAGAAGATCAAATAATCCTTATGCAGGATGTAGCGAAAGTCAAAGCTACGCAGAATGCGGTCTTTCGCTAACGCTCCGCCCTGGGGAAAGTCCATCAGGCGATTGCATTGATCTCTCAGTTCCATAATGAAGCGCTTTGCAATATCGTTGTCCATGGAATGCCCGGCGATGTAGAAGGCAATCTCGCGGAGATCCTGCTTTGCGGTTTCCGTGATTCTGACCTGATAACTCATGGACGCACCTCGTCGAGCTCACCGAGAATATCGTCAAAGGCTTCATCCATGGCCTGTGTTCTGCCAAGTTTCACATCGTCCAACGCTTGCGCGAGATGCGCATAAACCGCAAGGCGGGCTTCGAGTTCACGAATGTACTGCTGCTGGTCAACGAAATCCTCATGGGACAGGACGACAGTATCCTCTTTGCCATTGACAGTGATCGCAACAGGGTTGCTTCTGGACAGCGCGGAGATCTGATTATAGTTGTTCCTCAGTTCCTTTGACGGACGAATTGAAATGCTCGGATTCATAAGGACACCTCCTTGGAGTAGTCATATTGTAGCACGATTTGACTACCACGTCAAGAAAGCCGAAGAAAGTGCTATCTGTTGCTTTTGTTACCGAATGATGGGAAGAAACACACCCGGAAAGGATGATGAAATGAACACTCAGATGAATCTGCGGCGAATCAGCGTCGAAAAGCTGAAGCCCGCCAAATACAACCCCCGCAAGGACCTCAGGCCCGGCGATCCCGCCTACGAAAAAATCAAACGCAGCCTGCACGACTTCGGCTACGTCGACCCCGTCATCTGGAATGAGGTCACGGGTAGCATTGTGGGCGGGCACCAGCGCTACAAGGTGCTGCTGGCCGAGGGCGTGACGGAGATCGACTGCGTGGTCGTGCATATCGAGGATGCGCAGGCGGAAAAGGCGCTCAACATCGCCCTCAACAAGGCGGTGGGCGAATGGGAGCCGAAGGCGCTGGCCGATTTGCTGACCGACCTTCAGCTCTCCGGGTACGACCTGGGCGCGACGGGCTTTGACGCGGCGGAGGTCGACGACCTGTTTTCCCAGGTGCATGACAAGGACGTCAAGGACGATGACTGCGAGCTGGACGCGGAAGAGGTGACGCCCTTCGTCAAGCCGGGCGACCTGTGGACGCTCGGGCGTCACCGGATGCTGTGCGGCGACGCGACCAACGCGGACGACGTAGCCCGGCTCATGGACGGCATCCGCGCCAACCTCGTCGTCACCGACCCGCCCTACAATGTCGCCTACGAATCGGCGGACGGCAAGAAGATCCAGAACGACAGCATGGCCGATGAAACGTTCTACGCGTTTTTGCTGGCGGCGTTTCGCAACATGGCGGCGCATCTGGCCGAGGGCGGCAGCGCGTACATCTTCCACGCGGACACGGAGGGGCTCAACTTTCGCCGTGCTTTCAGGGAGGCGGGCTTTCACATCAGCGGCGTGTGCGTCTGGGTGAAGAACAGCCTCGTGCTGGGGCGTTCGCCCTACCAGTGGCAGCATGAGCCGGTGCTCTACGGCTGGCTGCCCAACGGCAAGCACAAATGGTTTTCCGACCGCAAGCAGTCCACGGTCTGGAAGTTTGACAAGCCCCGGCGCAGCAAGGAACATCCCACCATGAAGCCCATCCCGCTGCTGGCCTATCCCATCAAGAACAGCTCCGCCCCCAACGGCGTGGTCATGGATCTGTTCGGCGGCTCGGGCAGTACGCTCATGGCCTGTGAACAGACGGACCGCGTCTGTCGCACGATGGAGCTCGATCCGCGCTATGCCAGCGTCATTGTGATGCGCTACAAAGCCGAATACCCCGATGCGCCTGTCCATGTCTTGCGCGACGGACAGGAGCTTTCCTATGAAGCGGTCATCCCATAATCCCATGGCCTTGGAAGGAGGTGATGCCCATGGCGACACGGGGCCGAAAGCCCAAGCCCACGGCGCTCAAAGTGCTCGAGGGCAACCCCGGCAAGCGCCCGCTCAACGACAGGGAGCCCGTTCCGCCCAAGGCCAAGCTCAAATGCCCGGCTTGGCTTCTGCCGGAAGCCAAAAAGGAATGGAAGCGGCTCGCGCCCGCGCTGGAAGCCATGGGCGTGCTGACCATGGCCGATCTCACGGCGTTTGAGGGCTACTGCCAGGCCTATGCCCGGTGGAAGGAAGCCGAGGCGTTCATCACACAGCACGGCTCAATCTTTCAGACACCCAGCGGCTATGTGCAGCAGGTGCCACAGGTCTCCATTGCCCAGCAGAACCTCAAGATCATGCAGTCGTTCTGCTCGGAGTTCGGCCTGACACCTGCGACCCGCGCGCGCATCATCGCCGGGGCCGGTTCGGAGGATGGCGCTTCGGAGGACCCCATGGAACGGCTGCTCAAGGGGGAGTGGTAAATGGCGTTTGACGAACGGAAGGCTCAGCGCGTGGTCCACTTCATTGAGGCGCTGCGTCACACGAAGGGCGAGTTCCACGGCCATCCTTTTCACTTGCTGCCGTGGCAGGAGAAGATCATCCGGGACGTGTTCGGTACGGTGCGCGACGACGATCCCACCATGCGCCAGTACACCACGGCCTACATCGAAATCCCCAAAAAGAACGGAAAGTCCGAGCTGGGCGCGGCCATCGCGCTCAACATGCTCATCAACGACGACGAGTGGAAGGCCGAGGTCTATTCCTGCGCGTCCGACCGTCAGCAGGCCGCCATTGTGTTCGACGTGGCGGTGGACATGGTCAGGCAGTCCCCGGCGCTCATGAAGCGCGTCAAGATCATCCCATCCACCCGGCGCATGATCTATCAGCCCACAGGGAGCATCTATCAGGTGCTTTCAAGCGAGGTGGCCACCAAGCACGGCCTGAATGTGTCCGCCTGCATCTTTGACGAGCTGCACACCCAGCCCACCCGCGCGCTCTACGACGTGATGACGCAGGGATCGGGCGACGCGCGCAGGCAGCCGCTGTGGTTTTTCCTGACCACGGCGGGCACCGACCGCAACTCCATCTGCTGGGAGGTGCATCAGAAGGCGCTGGACATTCTGGAAGGGCGAAAGAACGATCCGCGCTTTTACCCGGTGCTCTTCGGCCTGCCGGACGAGGCGGACTGGACGAGCGAGAAAAACTGGTACCGGGCCAATCCCTCGCTGGACCACACCATCACCATCGACAAGGTGCGCGACGCCTTCCGCAAGGCGCAGGAGACCCCGGCGGACGAGAACCAGTTCCGCCAGCTGCGCCTGAACCAGTGGGTGAAGCAGTCCGTGCGCTGGATGCCCATGGACAAGTGGGACGAGTGCGGAGGCGTGGTGGATCCTTATGCACTGGAAGGCCGCGCGTGTTACGCGGGGCTGGACCTGTCGAGCACCTCCGACCTGACGGCGCTGGTGCTGGTGTTTCCGCCCACCTCGGAGGACGAGCCGTATATTGCGCTTCCGTTTTTCTGGCTACCCGAGGAGACGCTCTCACTGCGGGTGCGGCGCGACCATGTGCCCTATGACCAGTGGGCAAAGCGCGGCTTCATCCAGACCACGGAGGGCAACGTGGTGCATTACGGGTTCATCGAGCGGTTCATCTGTGAGCTGGGCGAGCGTTACAACATCCGCGAGATCGCTCACGACCGGTGGAACGCCACCATGATGGTGCAGACGCTGGAGGACGACGGCTTTACCATGGTGCCCTTCGGGCAGGGCTTCAAGGACATGAGCCCGCCGACCAAGGAGCTGATGCGCATTGTGCTGGAACACAAGCTCTGTCACGGCGGACATCCGGTGCTGCGCTGGAACATGGACAACGCCTTCGTGCGCACGGACCCGGCGGGCAATCTGAAGCTGGACAAGGAAAAATCCACGGAGAAGGTGGACGGAGCCGTCGCGCTGGTCATGGCGCTGGATCGGGCCATGAAGAACCAGGGCGGCGATTCCGTCTACAATCACCGTGGACTTTTGATTCTGTGAGGTGCGTTATGCCCAGAAAACCCAAGCGCCCCTGCCGCCATCCCGGCTGCCCGAACCTGTCGGATGGGGTGTACTGCGAAGAACATCGCGGCTTGTACGCAAGAGAAAATGCCCATCGTAGGGGTTACGGCCGTGAATGGCGCGCGGCCCGTGACCGCTTCCTGCGCGGGCATCCGCTGTGCGCGGAATGTCTGAGGCGCGGGAAGATTGCCCCGGCGACCGTGGTCGACCACATCATCCCGCATCGGGGCGATCAAAAGATGTTCTGGGATGAGGGGAACTGGCAGGCGCTTTGCAAGGCGTGCCATGACCGGAAAACGGGGAGAGGGCTGTAATGGCACAGGTTTATTTTGACAGTTTTCAAACCCTATGCTATACTGGCCACAGCACAAATCCGTTGGAGGTTTCAAATGCAAACCATCCCTATTTCCGCACTGCAAAACCCCGAAGACGTCAGCGAGCTTTGCCACAAAACCGCAGAACCCGTGCGCGTTGAGGTCGATGGCCGGAATGATCTGGTCGTCATGAGTCTGGAGGTTTACCGGCGTCTTGAGCCGCATGCGGAGGCCCGGCATCTGTTCGAAAAGCTCATGAACAGCCCGCAGTACGATTTTGACCAGCTCAAGCCGTCAATGCTTCCCGAGGATGAAGCGGGCGTGTATGTCATCTTCCTCAAGGACACGGGCGAAACGCTCTACGTCGGCCGCACGAAAAAGCTGCGCCGCCGCCTGTACACCAACCACCTGATGGGTCCCGAAGCAAACGCCCGACTGAAAAAATACCTCGTTACCGATGAGCGTTATCCAGACATTAAGAACATGGAGCGGGCAAAAGAATTTATTAGGGAACACTGTGCCTTTCGCTATCTTGTGGAACCTGACACCGATAAGCGCGGTCGGCTGGAGGGCTTGTTCGCTTTTCTGACCAACGTGCGCTACATCGACGAGGAGCATTGAGACCGTCTACCGTCGGAGACGGCATGGAATGACACATGGAGAGCATCTCAGCGATGAGGTGCTTTTTCCATGCCTGCAATCAGGAGGCTTTTATGAAAAATCCATTTCCTGGCCTGTTCCGCGCCCGGGACAAGCCCGCCAGGCGGGCATCTCCCCGCGACGCCGTCTCCGCCGCGCCCGGCTTTTACTACGGCGCGAGCCTTTCGGGAAAGTCCGTCACCCCAACTTCGGCCATTCAGGTTTCTGCGGTCTACGCCTGCGTGCGGGTCATCGCCGAGACCGTCGCCAGCCTGCCGCTGCATGTGTACGAGGCAACCGATACGGGCAGCCGAAAGGCCGGCGAGCACCCGCTCTACCGCCTGCTGCACGACGAACCGAATGCCGAGATGACCAGCTTCGTCTGGCGGGAAACGATGCTCAGTCATCTGCTTTTGTACGGCAACAGCTATTGCCAGATCATCCGTTCGGGCCGCAGCGGCATTATAGGGCTGTATCCGCTTTTGCCCGACCGCATGGCCGTGGACCGGGACAGCAAGGGCAAGCTGACCTACACCTACACGACCTCCGACGGAAAGCTCGCGTATCTCGCGCCGGAGGACGTGTTGCACATCCCCGGCCTTGGCTTTGACGGCGTCATGGGGTATAGCCCCATCGCGCTGGAAAAGGCGGCCATCGGCCTTGGCATCGCGGCGGAGGAATACGGCAGCAGGTTCTTTGCCAACGGCGCGCGGCCCTCGGGCATCCTCACGCACCCCAACACGGTCAAGGACCCCGCCGCCCTGCGCGCCAGCTGGAACGAAGCCTACGGCGGCTCGGGAAACACCGGGCGGGTGGCGGTGCTGGAGGAGGGCATGACGTTTACGCCCCTGTCCATGCCCAACAACGAGGCACAGTTCCTCGAAACCCGCAGGTTCCAGGTCACGGAGATCTGCCGCATCTTCCGCGTGCCGCCGCACATGATTGGCGATCTGGAACGGGCGACGTTTTCCAACATCGAAAGCCAGAACATCTCCTTCGCCGTCCACACCATCCGCCCGTGGCTGGTGCGCATCGAGCAGGCGGTCAACCGCGCCCTGATTCCGCCAAACGAGAAGGGGCGCTTTTATGCGCAGTTCAACATCGACGGCCTGATGCGCGGCGACTACAAGAGCCGCATGGAGGGCTACGCCATCGCCCGCCAGAACGGCTGGATGAGCGCCAACGATATCCGCGCGCTGGAAAACCTCAACCCCATCGCCGCAGAGGAGGGCGGGGACGCCTATCTGGTCAACGGCAACATGGTTCCCATCGGCCTGGCAGGGCTGGGCACGCCCGCGGGACCGGCAGGGCGGAGCGAGGGCGAACCGGCGGAGGGAAAGAAGCAGAAAGAAGGTGATGACACTTGAGAGACATGCACTTGAACGGCTACATCGACGACGAGGCGTGGTTCGGCGACGAGATCACGCCCGAAGCGCTGCACGGGATGCTCTACCCGGAGGGCGAGGAAGCGCACGGGGACCTGCGCATTTTCCTCAACAGCTACGGCGGCTCCTGCAACGCTGCGGTGCGGATGTTCGACGACCTGCGCGCCTATCCCGGCAGCATCCACATCATCGTCTCCGGCACGGCGGCCTCGGCGGCCACGGTGCTGGCCATGGCGGCGGACCGGCTGGAGATGACCCCCGGTTCCCTGTGGATGATCCACGACCCCGGCGTCATGGCCTGGGGCAACGAGCGGGATCTGGAGGAGGCCGTCCGCCTGCTCAAAGCATGCAAGGAAAGCATCCTCAACGTCTACGGCAGGCGCTGCCGGAAGGCACGGGACGAGATCGGCGCCATGATGCGCGATACCACCTGGATGGACGCGGGACAGGCGCTTCAGGACGGCTTCATTGACGGGATCGCCGATCTGCGCAACGGCGTCCTCGACGCCGCCTGTTGCCATGAGGCGAGCCTTGCGGAAGCGAAGGAAAAAGTGCAGAACTGGCTGGACCGCTGGCGGCCCGCCCGCGGAGCGAGCGCCGCACAGGCGCCGCAAAGCTCCGGCACCCCCGTCATCCAGCTGCAAAAGCGGCTGGCGCTCATTACCCCTACGAAACGATAAGGAGGAATCCCCATGAACAACATCCATGACATGCGCAGGAAGCGCGGCGAGATCTGGGACAGGGCAAAGGCCTTCCTTGGCGAGCATCAGGACGAAAACGGCATGCTCTCCGCCGAGGATACGGCGCAGTACGAGCGCATGGAGCAGGAGGTGGTCGATCTGGGCCACGCCATCGAGCGCGCGGAACGTGCCGACGCGCTGGAACGCGAAATGAACGCACCGACCGCATCGCCGTTGGCCTCCCGCCCGGAGGCCCGCCCCAACCAGCGCACGGGCCGCAGCTCCGACGAGTACAAGTCGGCCTTCTGGACCGCCATGCGAAGCCGCGGCGGCCATTTTTCCGTGCAGAACGCGCTGCAGATCGGCACCGACAGCGAGGGCGGTTACCTCGTTCCCGACGAGTACGAGCGCACGCTGGTAGATGCGCTGCGGGAGGAAAACAGGCTGCGCACGCTGTGCAAGATCATCCGCACCGCTTCCGGTGACCGCAAGATCCCGCTGGTGGCCTCCCACGGCACGGCCAGCTGGGTCGAGGAGGAGGGCGCAATTCCCGAGTCCGACGACGTCTTCGGGCAGATCACCATCGGGGCGCACAAGATCGCGTCCATGATCAAGGTGTCCGACGAGCTTTTGCAGGACAGCGTGTTTGACGTGGAAAGCTACATCGCCACCGAGTTCGCCCGCCGCGTGGGCGACGCAGAGGAAGCGGCGTTCATCAGCGGCGACGGCTCCGGCAAGCCCTACGGCCTCCTGAACGACACCAACGGCGCGGCGGCCGGCGTG